CTCAGAACTATCTTGCTCGTCCCATCCTCCAGAAGGACGAAGAACTCATCCTCCTGCAAAAGATCCCGGCGCAAGATCGGCGGATCGATCGGGGTGATATTCCCACCGGATCCGCTGGACGTTAATCTTGTTCCGAGAGCGAGTGTCACGGCTTAAGAGTTGATCACTCCATTGAAAGCGACCACCTGACCACTCGAAATCTGGAAGCTGTCGATCGGTCCAGGAAGCGTGATACCAGCGGGGATAGTGGCCGACGACCAACTGCCGCTGATGTTCTTGCCGGTGATCGAGGTGAAGGTAGTCGGAGCAATCGTGGTGACCGCAACGAATGGGCCAGTGGTCAACGTGGTAACGAGGACGAGCTGGAACCCGCCGTTACCCATCGAATACTCAGTGGCCAGATTTGAATTTGCGCTCATATATCCCAGATCTTGCGAATTTGATTCTTGCTGAAAGTGCTTTCAAAGCGGGAGCCCTGCCGGTCTTCCATCCGGCTGAATCCCTTCTTCACATGGTCCTTGAGTTCGGCCTCGCGGGCAAAACCGGTGACCCCGAAGCGGGCCACCGGCTGTCTGCTCCAACGCTTGCCATCAAGGACAATGGAATCAGTACCCATCGGAGCGATATGCTCGATGGACTTGCCATTGCTCTCGAAGGTGTAGATCGGCATATCAGGATTCCATCTCGCTGTCGTACTCGGCGACCATGTCGCGCATACCCTTTTCGTCCATAGGGCCTTCCATCTCCATACCCTTATCCTTCTTGGACTCGTACTCGGCGGGCATACCGTTCACACTGCGGATCTCGACATAAGCCTCGCCGTTTTCGAGCTTCTTGAGAACACCGCGAACTTCCTCTAGGACAACTTCATCACCAACTTCGGGCATGGCTTGTTGGCCATCCTCCATGTCGGTGGAAAGAGCCTCGACCGGAATAGAAATCATGGGCGCATTGTTGTCAGCCTCATCACATCCGCAAGCGGAATGAGAAGGGGCACCACCGATTGCTCGATGATGCCCCTTTGGGCTGACGGCAATCACCATGATGGTGGCCGTCTTGGATCGCATATTACAGCGTGGTCGAGGTCTTAGTACGATGCACCAAGTACCACACCGGGTTGTTGGTGTTCGTAGCCGCAGTGTTACCAGCGGCCAAGCGCAGAGCGGCGAAGTACAGCTTCACACCAACGGTGACCAACTGGTTCAACGGATCGCTCTTGTCGGGGGTATCGGTGATCACGATCTTCGGAGACAACGGATCATCACCGGTCAAGGCGGGGATACCGAACGCCTCGTTACCGAGGAAGAAGGACGCAATGATGTCCTTGCTGACCGCCAGACCGCCACCAGCAGGAGTGGCCTGATAAACGAACTCATCGCCAGCAGTACCGGAGCCGGTGCTAACGAACGAGTTGGTCTGGTTGACCACGCGGCAACCGTAGATGGAACCCACCTCGCCCTTGTAGAACGGGGTACCCTTGTTGCCGTAGTTGGAGGCGTTCAACCAGTCGCTATCGCGCATCAGGTCGCGGGAAACGCGGGGGTCGGTCGCCAGGACGTAGCCACCGTTGATCATCGGAGCGCGGTTGCGCTTCAGGCGGGTCATGGAATCGAGGACAGCGGACGCGGTCATCGTGGTGTTGGCAGCGGTCGTATCGCTGTTCAGCGCAGAGAAGCTCTGCGTGGTCAGCGTGGCGGGGTTACCGTACACCTTGATACCCGTAGGGTTCGCGTTCGCATTGACGTTTACCGCGTCATCGTTGGAAATCGTGGATTCGATACCAGTACCAATCGAGGAACCGCTGGCCGTGAGGTTGGAACCGATCAGGGTGTTACGAATCACCGAGTCCACCCAGAGGGCCATGTCCAGACCGCTGGTCTTGGTGGCCTGCTGCAAGCTGTTAAACAGGTCCGTAGCGCGGAGGATGTCGGTCAAACCGATCACTTGGCCGTACTGCGAGAGCGTTTTTTCAAGACGGTTCAGAGACAGAGCGCGGTAGTTGGCCGTGCTGATAGGCGAACCTTCACCCGCAACAGTGAGGTTTTGAACGCTGCCGATGCTCGGGGCTCCGAAACGGAACATCGAGATGGCTTTGTTACCGTTGTTCTTGGGGATCGGGGCCTTCATGCCGAACTGATCAAGAATCGTCTCCTGCTGGACGATCGAGAGCAACTCCTTGCTGAAGTAGTTCTGGAACTGGAGTTGAATGCCGGTTGAACCGGAAGTAGTGATAGGCATATTTTAGTTGAGGTTGTGCTACTAGGCTGCTTCCCGGTCGAACTCTCGTGCGGCTCGCATGAGCGCATCCCTTTGCTCCTTGAGGGATAACCTAGAGAAATCCTTCTCCTCGGTCTTGAGTTGTCCTGCCGGAACGCTTTTCCCAATAGCGGTCTTCTGCTGGAGCTTACTGAGCTGTTCTTTCAGAGCCTTATTCTCGGACTCAAGCGACTGAGATCGACCCGCAGTATCTTGGAGCTTCATCAGTTCAACCGCATGGACAAGTCCATCGGGCATCGCAGTGAGGAACGGAACCCGCTGCAACAATTCAACCGTGCGCTTGTATTCAGGACTGGACTGATCCTTGAGCCAGACTTCCTTCTCAGAGAGTCGGCCATAGTTCTCAGCCCATGACTTGTTGAAACGCTCCTGCTGAACCTGCTGCTGCTTGGCACCCGCCGCTTTACGGACTCCATCAGCCTTGGCTCGCGCTGCCTTGGCCAACTGGGCATCACCATCCGCATCGAACTCCTTGGCCGCAGCCTCGTAGTCCTCCGCAGTGTATCCCTTGTCGTCCCGAAACGAGTTGGATTCGGCAGCACTGGATTGCTCCCGCTGCTTGCTCCACTCTTCCCGCTCACGCTTCACCGCCTCGCGCTCGGCCTTGATAGCCTCCTTCTCGGCGTTGATCTGCTCCCAAGACTTAGCCTTACGCTGTTGCTCCTGGGCGAACTTGCTCTTCTGATCCTTCGGCTTCTCCTCCTTCTGCTTGGCCTTGGATTCCGACTCTGATTTCGCGCTGACCTCCTGCTCGCCACCATCGCTCTCTTTGCTGGCGGTCACCTCATTTGAGGATTCCTGCTCAACCGAAGCAGACTCGTTATTATTTTGAGCCTGCTCCGCTGGCTGGCTGTCGATATCGACACCGGCATCGTGATCTCTGGCCAATGCGAGCATCGCGTCGGCGCTCATGTTTTCATCTGACATATTGTGCTTATACTCGTTTGCTGGCCCGCACAGACGCAGCAACCGCAACTTTGATCCTATGTGTTCGTGGCAGAATCCGGATCATCTTCCTGCCCCGTAATTGATTCTCGGTCGGCCATCATCTCGATGACCTTCACAAGACTGGCCTGACCCATTGCAAAGCCTGAGGAATATTGCAAATGGTTTCGGTCTGTTATAGCAGAAGCGTTCTGCATCAGAACCGTGTTCAGGAGAGCGTCCTTGAACTTCTTCCCGGTATCGCTCTTGAAAAAGCTATTGAGCGCGGTGGCGTCCTCCTTGGTCCACGGAAGCGGATCCACCCATCGCTGGTGCCGTGTGAATGTCCACGCGGCTCGGAGCTTGGCGAAGGTGCTGATCATTTGGCCGCTTTCTTACGACCCGCCGCCTGCCGCCGCATGAACTCCGCGGCCCCGAGCTTCTTGCGCCCGATGTATGCCGCGAGAGCCCGCGGATCATCCGCACCCTCCTTCTTGAGTTGCGTTGCCAGTTTGCTGAACTTCGATTGTTTCTTCATAAATTACCAAGCCTTGCATGACCAGTGCCTCGGCGTCGTCTTATCCGTCGCCGTATCGCAGTTATGCCGCGCACGGAAGCTCTTCCGACGCTCCGGATCGTCCTTCTTGATCTCCATCTTCGGATCCCCGAAGCGAACCTTGATCACAGTCCCCTTGGGGTTGCGAACATAAACCGCCCGCTTCTTCGCCTCGCCCGGAGTGTAGAAAGGCTTGTTGAGCGTGACCTTCTTTCCCTGGTACTCGGCCATATCAGGACTGGAATAGGGGTGATTCTTGGATGTCCTTCATGTTCTCGGGCTTGCGAACCTTCTGAACCCGGATTCTGGGCGCAACACCCTCCTCAAGCTGCTCCAAATTGGTAGCTACATGAGGAGTAGGAGCCGGAATCGCTGCTGGAACCGGCGGAGGCTGCACAACAATGGTATTCATAGCGTGAAATTCACCGCACCAGTCAAATTCCAGCACAGTAGGCCAGCAAGTGGGTCTACTGGTGGGCGGGAACCTCCGACAAGTGCTGTCAGAGGCCCGATATCGGCAATCTTTGCAGGTCATTTGTGTTCTTAAACAGGGGCTTGCGCCATCTCAGGCTGCGGAACCGGAATCTGGGGCTGCTGCTGCGCCAGTAAACCGCTTCCCTCCAAGAATTTCTGGATCTCCTTCCGCAGTTTCCGCGCCTCGTTCGTCGCCACCTGCTCGTAAGCCTGTAGCAGGGAGTCCAAACGCACCATGAACGCATTCTGGGCCGCCGGACTGAACTGCTGACCCTGCTGGATCGCCCCATTGAGGTACTGCATCAATACCCCAATACGCCCCGCGTAGTTCTGACCCTGCTTCGCAGGAACCGGAATACCCACAAGGAGCGTCGGGATCGTCTTCGTCTCGTCCTCCAGCTCGTCCTGCGCCTTCTGGCCAGGATCCCGGAGCAATCGCTTGATTAGTGACGGGTCATCCAGCTCCATGATGCTCTTGTCCAGCTCCACCTGATCCACCCAGGGGCTGTTCATGAACAACTGCTTACGATTAATGGCCTGCTGCACCATCATCTGACGGCTCACCATGTCCATTCCGCCCTTCGGCTCCAGCTCGTACTGGTCATGAAGCGCGACAGGGTCCGCCTCCAGCGAATCCTCCGCGAACCGGTACCGCAGACTCTTGCTATCGTACTGCACATACAGGCTCCACGCCTGCCGGTACAGCTTGCCAAGAGCCATACGGAACAACCGCGCCCGCAAATCACCGCTCTGCATGGCCTGCGCGTTGATGCTCTGGATCTCAGTCGCCGTGCGCCGGTCGGAACCCCCGCTCATCACGCTCCCCATCGCGTAATCCGGACTCCCGATCCGGTTCTCCGCGACCGCCCGCGTTTGGTTCAGCTCCTGATCGAAGCTCACCGGCGGCTGCGGCATCTGCACCGGGGCCACACCATAGGGCAGAATCTGTCCCGGCTGGAACCGCAGGTTGATGGAGTTGGGCAACTCCCGCTCCGCTCGGAACAGCGGGCGGTTGTACAGGGTCATCGCATCATGCTTGTGATTCCACATCGAGGTCATGCTCAGCTCGAACGGAGCCAGGATCTCGCACACGCCTCGCGGGCTGAACCAACCCTTGTCCTTGATCTCATACGGGAAGTCCACGAACGGACATTGGCCATGATCATAGGGCAGTTCCATCGGATCCCGCAGATCCAGATCCACCGCCGCAGGGCTATAGAGATAAACCTCCCACACCCCGTCATCCCGCTTCCGATAAACCTCCCATACGATCACGCCATCGGTGTTCGTGGTATAGGTGATACCCTCTCTCAACTGCTTCGCATCATTCTCGGACGCCGCACCCGGAATGTTATCATCCTCCTGCGGGTTGCCCCGGATCTTCTCGATCGTCTTGTTATCCGACTTCCAACCGAACTGGCCGGCCATCCGCTTGTACGCATTGACGCTCATCGGCATCACATGCACCAGCCAGTCCGCATCCTGCAAATCGGTCGTATACGCCGGCACCACGATATACATCGGGTCCACCGCCTCGAATCCCACCCGCTTATCACCCGGATTCCAGAAGCACTTCATCACCCCGCGCCCGCTCATCAGGGTGTAATCAACCCAGCTCAGAACCTCGTCCACGAAATTGGTCTTGTCCCGAATCTTGTAATTGAACCAGTCCTCAGCCACCCGCGTATACGCGTTCAACTGCTGGCGCATCGGTACAAAGCTGGCCACTACATCCATACCCAGAGCCTGCTGGAGGAATAGCGGCTTGAGCTTCTCGATCGCCGTATCGATGAGCGGCCAATGCAGATCCGCGGCCTTCGGCCAGGGCTTATTGGTCCGGCGCAAACCGTGATGGCGCAACTCATACCACCTCGTCTGCCGCAGCTCCCACGGACTACGTTGGCCAACAGCCTCTACTATCTGGCCCTGTAACGAGTTCCGCTGTTTGTCGTTCATCATAAAAATCCTCCCCCTTTCCTATCCCCCAACCTCACAACCAGCAAGCGCAGACCCTTTACCATCCCCCTCAATCGCCCCCATCTCATCCTCCATCCGCTCCAACAGGCTCCTCCCATCCTCGCCCAATGCCTTGAAATAATCGTCCATCCGCTTTCCCCCGGCCCCGCAGAAGGCCAGTACCACCGCATCCGCACGGTCCGGACTATTCACCCCGCGGGCTCGCAGTTCATCCTTACCCTCCAGCGTCAGCTTACCCTTCCCGTTCGTCCGCACCTTCCGACTCACGAACTGCTGGAGCAGAACCTCATCCGTACCCACCGGACCCAGGTTCACTCGTCCCTCCTCCACCATCCGCCCGAACTCAATCCACATCTCCGCGGCCTTGTTCACGAACTGATCATCCCGGATCGCCCGCTCCCCGAAGTTCACTCGCCGCACATCCCACCCCTCCGCCCGCAGGGCATCGCACATCACCACACCCATGCCACCCACATCCGCGTAGATGTCCTCAGCCTTCAGCTTCCACTTCCTGAACTCGCTGATGAACCGGCCCACGCTGGCCATCGTGTCCTTGTCCCGCCAGCGGATCAGACCCTTCACCGTGTTCCCCTGTCGCACCACCATCACGCTCTCGTCGCCGCCGGCTGAGAAGTCGCAACCCGCGGTCAGCCTGTGACCCTCGGTATCCTCCTTGGGTGGGCCACTGACCAGCTTCTGCCAGTCGGCGGTTCGTACAGCCGTCAGACTCCCATCGTCCTCCATGAACTCCGCGTAGATCATCGATCTCACCAGCGGGTGGCCCTCTCCCCACCGCGCAAACTGATCGTCAATCCACTCCTTCCGGATATGCGGGCAGTCGAAAGCGGTAACGGTAAAGGTCTTCCACTTGCCGTCATTCCGGCGGAACACATCGTAGAAGTACCCGCTGCTACCACCCGGACTGCTCATCAGCAATGTCCTCGTCGGCTGGCACCGCTCCATTGACTGAAATATCCCATCCGGCACCGCCTTCGCCTCGTCCACAATGTACATCAGGTCGTTACTCGGACCCTGAACATGCCAGCCCTCAGCCTTCTCCGGGTTGCTCGCGCTGAACCCGATACAGCGGCTGATCAATTGTTGGCCATCAACCAACCTCGGGTATACATAGCGGATCTCGCCATCCTTGATCGAGAACCCATTCTCCTCGCCACCCAATCCATTGATCATCTTCCGCAGGTGCGGCCACAGAGCGTCGGCCACCTGTCGGTACACACCAGCCGTACATACCACCAAGCTCCCCGGCCATCGGAGCATGTGCCAGATGACAGCGGATGCCGCCACCATGCTCGTCTTGCCAGAGCCGTTCGCCGCCTTGAGAGCCACCTTCGCATGCTTCTCGTTCAGAGCCCCGAGAACCGCCTTCTGCCACGCATAGGTATCGCGTAGGCCAAGCATCATCTCAGGGAAGTTCGAGAGCTGCTGCGCCTCCTCCAATAGCTTCCGCTGCTTCCATGCAGGGATATGCGAACCCATGCCTAGTGAAGGGGATTTCTTGCGCTTAATTTGCTTGACTGCCATAAAATTGGGTTAGGGACGGGGAGGGGGTATCAGGTATCACCCCACCCCCCTCGTGGGGGTCCCCCCACCCCCGTGGTTAACGTTAACGTTAGTGTTAATCAGTAACGTTAGTGCCATAACGTTATCCCGTTACTGATAAATAACGTGATCGCTATCCTATTACTTCCCACCACCAAACGCTCCCAGTAAACTACCGCTTACTGATAATTCCTTTCCTTTGGTAGTGTGATCAAGTTGAGCCCTGGCGACGTAGCCTCGGGTTCTCTCTAATAGCCAAGCGGAGCCTTGCCAGCCGTTGCCGCATTGGCGGACAACGGACGTGAGATCTAGTTCCCCCTCAAGTCTGGCTTTCTCCAATTGATCGGCGAAGTCAGGATTACGTTTCAGGAAGTCATGCCAGCGTCCAGCGTTGCCGCTTGGGAATCCGCAGAGAATCGCCACACGCTCAAGGGGAATCCCAAGCTTGCATGCCTCAAGAGCTTTTTTTTGATCGGCCTCTGAAACGGGAATTAGTGGCCTCCCCACTTTCTTCCCATTCTTGGTAACTCTCTCCAATTTCTCCCCTTCCTTCCCCTTCGCCATGGATTCACTTTGCCCCACAAAGTGTGCCCGTGAATCCCTTTCGATCTTCCCATGTAATTTCCTGTTGACTCCTGTCGTAACCTGCCGCAATCTACGCCCGTGAACCGATCACCGGTTCCTTCAAAACCTATGCGTTCCCTCAAACCCCTACTCCAAGCCCTCGCGTTCCTCCTCGCGTTCGCGCTTGTCACCTCAGCCCTCGCTCTCTGCGTCGCAGAGCTTCTCGTCGGGGGTGTCCTGTGAACAACGGCTTCATTCTCCACGAAGATTCATCCCGTGTCGTCATTGCAACCGGATTCAATAAACCCTCCGACAACCGCAAAACCGGCGACATGATTCAGATTTGGATTCTCTGCAAATCCGAAGATCCCGTTACCGCGATTAGAACCGGCCTTGACCGAATCATCTGCGGCAATTGCCGCCATCGCGGCCACGAAGAAAACGGAAAGCACGGCGTTGAAAGGACGTGCTACTTTAATGAGCATAAGGCCCCGCTTGGCATTTGGAAGGCTTGGCGTGCGGGCCGCTACCCAACCCTGCAATGGATGGATTGCTTCGCAGGAAGGAAAGTCCGATTCGGAGCATATGGCGATCCGACCCATATGCCGCTTTCCCTTGCGCTGGCCATCGCGGGCGTCGCCTCCGGTCACACGGGATACACCCACCAATGGCGCAAGCCGTCGCTTCAGGGTTGGCGTCAAATCCTGATGGCCAGCGTAGACACGGTCGGAGAACTTGTGATCGCCCGTTCCATGGGCTGGTCAACTTTCCGCGTCACATCCGACACCGATCACCACACGGTTGAAAGCCTGTGCGCCAGTGATCGCGACGGCACGCCCTGCGCCGATTGCTTAGCCTGCGCGGGTGCGCGGGGTGGAATTCAAGCAATCCACATTCCGGTTCACGGGAGGGGGAAACGACACTTCATTGAAGCCGTGGTTTGAATTAATCTCCTAATCAAAACCCATCCCATGACAACCCTTAGAGACTTGGTAATCTCAATCTTAGACGATGAAAACGGAATAAGTGAAGAGTCTTTTGCAATATTAAATCAATTGGCCGAAAAAGACGATTCCCTCCGCGATGTAGTTTTAATGGCCGACTGTTTCGATGATCGCTTTTATTTGAACGAGTCGGACGCTGAAAACCTCAGGAAAGTAAAAGCCTGATTCCCCATGTCAGCCCATGCGAAAGCGTGGGTTGCAATGGGCAATCACTGCCCGATTCAAACCATGCAAGCCATCCATTCAAAATACATCCCCGCAACTAACACCCTAGGCTCGCGCATCAAAGCGACCTGCGAAAGGGGATCCATCACCATTGATTACCCCCACGAATTATCGGGTGACGCCGTCCATCGGAAAGCGGCCCTTCAATTGCTTGAGCGATTCGTTTCGGAAGATTGGGCGGAGCGGGCCATTCCCCCGTCACAGAATCCATGGAAACGGGAATTTGTCACCGGATGTCTCCCCGACGGAACCATGGCCCATATCCTCCTCTGAACCCATGGACATCATGAAAGAAACGATTCAGCGCGACGCCTTCAAGTTTGCTGTGGGCCGCGCAATCTTTTGTTCACATCCCGACTGCGGGGTTATCTTGGATTGGAAACGGGCTGTGGAACTCTCCGCTTGGAAGGGTGACAAGTGCGCGTCCATCAAAATGTTTTGCGCCGAATGCGCCGACCGTGTGCGCCCTGTCATCGAAAGCAAGCTTGGCCCGCTTGGATTGCGCTTGGATGTAATAGATGGAAGGACTCTCCGTTGAAGCCCCTATTGCGTGTCTTGGGCTATTTAGCCCTCTGTTTGCTCTTCACTCTCCTTTTGCTCCTTTCGGCCCTCGCGGGCAATTGACATAGAAGTCCCCACCACGCCCCGTAGGTTGACGCCTGCGGGGTTTTTTGTTGCCCCGATAGTGTCGCTTGCCCGCTTGCCGCTCTTCCTTCCCAGTGGGCCAATGTCCCCTTCCTAGTCTGGTCACTGGTCACTTGCCAGGATTTCACACTTGACCCCCAGGTTGACCCCCAGGTCATCCAATGTCCGACCCCGCTATTTACATAGCAGTCCAGGGTACGACACGCCATGTCCCACCCCGTTACACCGTGCCCGATCATCCCGCCCGCGCCCCGCGCCCGCCCCGCGATCCGAGATCTCATGGTGCGGTATTCCGGAACTCCCATACGCCATACGGAATTCGGAATTCGGAAATCCAAAATCGGAAACCGGGGACTCCGGAAATCATGGTGCGGTTGAGTAGGCCATTCATCCCCCTCCCAAACCACCCCCGGACCCCCATCCGGGGCTTTTCGTTTCTAAGCGTCCGATACCCCCGGAATGAACGCGCATTCACTTCCACCATCAAACGCGCTCCTAGCCCCCTTTCCGCTCCAGCAATCGACATCCACCCCTCGCTTCCAAACCAATACTTCGTAATCAGTGGAGGGTTTTCAAAAACCGCAGCCGCAGCGTGGGGGCCGTTAGAGCCCCCTGCAAAGCGTTGCGGCGTTCGCGGTTTTTAACTCCCTTATTAGAGGGAGTGTAAGTCTCCCTCTAAGGGAGAGTAGTAGGAGGGATGGTAACCTTGTGGGGTGGGTTGCAAAATCTATCTTCCTTTGCATTGACGAATGGGTCTACACGACGCAATCTGTTCTTGCTATGAGTTATCTGGACAATGGTTCCACGCTTCGGTCGATGTTCCGACTGATGCCCCCGCAACGCCACGATGCCGACCCGGACAAGTCCGAGGTGCTGGCCTACCTCCGGGAGAATCTGGCCTGTGAGTTGGGCCGTGCGATCCGGGCCTTCAATTCGATGAGGAACAAGAAGTCCCAGGTCATAGTTTATGACATGGTTCATAGGCAGTGGCGTGGGTGTGACTGGGTTCCCCCGGAGGACGAGGATCGGGTGGCGTTGCTGCTGAGAACGATCAATGAACTGAAGCGTGATGTTGCGTATCTGAAGACCTCGGTGAAGAAGCATGAACGACTCCTTGGCCAACTGGAGCGGAAGCGTCCGGCGTCCAAGCGGAGGGAGGTCGAGGAGGGGGAACCGGAGCCTGAGGAGGAGGAGGAGGTTGATCCCGATGTCATCGAGATACAGAAAAGGGCCACCGAAGCCCGTGAGGCTATGAAGATGGCCCGCGCTACAATCGAGAAGGATGAATGGTTGAAGGCTATGCTCGCCGCCCTCGACGAGGATAAGAAGGCTTCTTCTGCTCCTTCAGTTCCGCCCCAGTGAACGCGAGGGGGTTGCACTCCTCCCACTGGATGCCGGTGGCTGAGTGCTGAAGGTTGAGAATGGGGGAAGGGAGTCCGATCCTCCCGCCCCGCTTGCAGAAGGCTAACTGGAAGCGTCTAGGCTTTGATTGGCCTACTTCATGGAGAACGGCTATTTCCCGCGCCCAGTTGGCGAGTTCGGAGCTTCCGAACCCTGAGTGTGCCAGTTCCATTGTGGTGAGTGGTTCGCCGGTTTCCTTGCGCTGAGGCTTGGAGACATGGTGCATCCAGATCCAAGCGACCTTTGTCTCGTGGAGGATGGGCTGGAGCTTGTTGCGAAGGAAGACGCTGACCTCGGACTGATCGCTCAGGTCGCCTCCGAAGTAGGAGAACAGGGGATCGGCGATGATGAGATCGAGCTTGGACTTGTGGATAAAGCGGCGGGCGTAGGCCAAGAACTGCTCGCCGGTGCGGACGGTCTCGGTGCGGAACTCCAGGTTGGAGTGAAGCTGGCGCATCTGCTCAATGCTGACGCGCTTGTTAATCACCCCGCGGAAGGCTTCGGAGAGGTCGCCACGATCGTTCTCGGCTTGGATGACCCCGATCTTCAGTGGCTTGATCGGCGCGATGCCAAAGAAGTCTAGGCCAAGGCACCACTGGGTGATGATCTGCATCATGAGGCTGGACTTCCCGATACCGGTACCGCCGCTGATGATCATGGAGGAGCCGCGGGTGATCCATCGATTGCCGATGAGGTTGTCCGGATCCTTCAATGGATCGAAGTCCAGGAGGTCTTTGACCGTGACGATGGTGGACTGATCATCATCGGTCTCGCGATTGGTGAGCCAGTCCTCCCAGGATGCGGCACCGAGGCTGGTGGCCAACAATCGCTGCTGCGAGGTGGGGCTGCGCCATGCGCCGGGGAGGCGGGAGTAGCGCGATGGGTTCTTGTTCTTGGCATCGATGCCGGGGATAGCGGAGTAGATGAGATCCCGGCGGGCGTCCCATTCCTTGCGGGAGGGAGCGTCTACCCGGACCCAGCCGTGGATGGACTTGCCACCGGAGTCGATGAGAACGGTGATGGGTAGGCCAGAGTCCCGGAGGCGTTGTTCCTGCTCGGGCTTGGGGAGGTCATCGAACTCGACCAGGACATGGCGGAACGCGCTGACATCGTTGTCGCTGCCGCTGTAGAGGTTTGGCTTGAAGGGGTTGATGCGAACGAAGATACCCTCGCGCTCGGGTGAGAGGATGCGGGACTGGGGATCATCGAAGCGGTTGAGCCATTCCTCGATCGTGATGAATGAGCCGGCACTGACTGGCCTACCCTCTTCGACGGCGTCGCAGATGCAGACGACCTCGGTCGGGGCGAACGCGGTCTGCATGAACCGCCGGAACTCGCTGGCTTGGGGATCGGGAGCGACGGGGCTGAGCGATGGAACCGGCACCGGGGCAGGATCGGCCACCGGCTTCTTGAATGTCACCCTACTGATGTCGAATGACCCGGAGGGTGATGATCCCCCGGCTTCGAGCAGATGGCCCCTAGGCTTATTGTGAGCGCGGGACGAGGCTTCCCGGAGCTTGTAGGCCAGCTCTGTGGCCTTCCACGGTGGCTGGCAGGATTTGTTCCAGTCTTCGAGGAGTGTGAGGCTGTCCACATGGGAGAGTCCGAAGCCGTGGACGAGACCGACTGCGGCGGTGTAGGTGGCGTTGTGGCCACCGGATCCGGAGATGGCTGGCGGAACCTTGGAAAGCCAAAGGCTCGCTCGTTGGAGCGTTGTCATGTCGTTGATTCGTTGCTTGTTACGGGGTTGTCAGGATTCTGGCCAGATCATGCTGAGTGGATCTGGTGGTTGGGGACCGGTTGGTGATGGCACCCAGGTCTCGGCTTCGGTCTTGGCCGGGAAGGATATCCATCCGCGTTTGACGCCGGTGGCAATGATACTGGCCGACTCCTCGATGAGCCGGCGGTTCTCGTCGGTGATGCTTGTTCGTTCCTCTTCGGTGATGGGGCTGGGTTTCTTGTTATTGAGCAGGCGTGATTCGTACCAGGGTTGTTCGTGTCTTGGGGTCTTCATGAGGGGAGGACTCGCGCCAGGATACAATTGCAGTAGGTACCCTTGGTCTTGGAGTTACATCGAGGGTGATGGACAGGATTGGCGAGAACGTGTGCTGTGAGGTCGCTCGTGAGCTGGACCATGTCAGTGAGACGACTTGCTGCTTCGAGGCAGAGGGCTTGTGCGACTCCATCGGATGATTCGATTTGGGTGCTGACGATCTTGAGTGCCGTTACGATGTCGTGTGTTGAGGACTGGTGCATGTTATTTTTGTTTGTGGACTATGATTCCATTGCCCTTGTCGTCGGTGAGTTCGACTGATCGAACGTCTTCGAGGCGGGCCAGTGTCTTGATCATCTCGATGGGATCGTCGGCGTGAGTGACGCAGGTGAGATGGATATCCCCGTCGCCGTGGATCAGTTTGAGATCCTGCTTGGTACGATCCCTTGTAATGCGGATGGTCCGCCCCGAGGAGAGACGGACCACCTTGATTGATTCTACGAGTGGGTATTGGTGACGAGCGGTCATGTTTTGAGTCCGCAGTGAGGACATTTCCGATTGGGAATCGATTCAAGCGGTTTGACATCGAGCCACTGGCATAGGTCGTTGTAGGACTTGCGACCAAAGTTGGCCCACTTGAAAGGAGCGATCTCGCCAGTGAGAACAGCAACCCTCGCAGATTCATTACTTGTGATCCCGAGCTTATCCATCAGCTTGGCGTTACGAACGCTGAGTCCGAAGGTCCACTTGGATCTATCCAGATCGCGCTGCTTGCCGGCTTGGATGATCTGATAGACGCGCTGCTTGGACATCTTGAGGTGTTCACCGATGAGCCGGTAGGTGAGACCTTCACTCCGTAGTTTGACAACCGTGTCGATTGAATCGCTGAGTTTCATGTAGTTGGGTTTGAGCAGTATGTTGTGCTTCCTGCTCTTCTTCTTCTTACTGACTGCTACTACCTCAAAGGTATCTGGACTGCTCGGTACCGCTTCTGTGCTTTGTGGCACTGGACACACAGGCCGTGTTGGATTGTGCATCCGCATCCCAAGCAACCGGCCAATTCGTGACATAACTGTTTCCATCGTTGTAGTTCCTCTATTGTTGTTTGTTGTTTTTGTTGTTCCTGATGTTCCATACGCATGACAGTGAGATACCGTACTTCTTGGACATTTCTGGGTAAGTGCGTGACTTGTCCTCCTTGAGGATGGCATCTCGGATCTCGGTTGGAACAGCCGGCCACCGCCGGTTGATCCGAGGGCTCGGATCCTTGAACGGAGTGACAGGGCCGACCATGCGTGACATGGATTCCTTCGTCAACCCTAATTGTTGAAGTATCGTCATTTTTCTCTTCTATTCGTTGATTATGCGAGTGCTTTCTTGAGGTCGATGAGGGTGCAGTTGTCCCCATCGGCCAGGTGTCGGTTGTCGTCGAGGGTCTTCCGGATGGCTGATTCCAGGTGCTTGATCCGCTCCTTGGCCTCCTCCAATTCCTTCCAAGTCTTGACGGCGTCGATGGTTCTCATTTCTTCGATGGTCATGGTTTCTCGGTAGTAAGTGACTTGATGTATCGGTTCCTCTCAGCCGGTTTGGCGTCGATGATGTACTGCAAAGCTCCGCAAGCATTCACGCTCGCAGTGTGTTCCCAGTCCTCTTTGTTGTCGTAGTACTCATGCCACCGCTCGCTGGGTGCGACG